GCATCATCTGCTGATGTGGTTCTCAGTCACCTTGATATTACATAAGGATTAACCAATGCCGTATCTTGGACAAAAGGTTCCTGTTAATTACCAAGCTACTAAGGCTGTACAACGCTTTAATGGTGACGGTTCCGATACTACATTTACACTGACTACCACAGTATCTTCTGTGCAGGACGTACTGGTGTCAGTCGATGGTGTTGTACAGGACACAGCCGCATACACTATTCCTGATGGCACTACACTTACATTCACTGCCGCCCCTTCTTCTGGCACAGGCAATATCTTCGTAAACTACCTTGCCCCGCAAGCTGGGACAATTACACCACCAGCTGAGAACAAGGGTAACTTCAAAGCTGGTGGCTTGTTCCGTACTAACGCACAATCCCTTACAGCAGACACAACCATTTTAGCTACAGAAAACGCCAACGTGACAGGGCCGTTTACTGTGTCTAGTGGTGTTACATTAACCGTTGAAAGCGGTGGAACATTGGTGACGCTATGAGTACATTAAAAGCAGATACCATACAAAGCACAGGCGGTGGCGCGGCTACGCTGACGAAGCAACACGCTGCGAAGGCGTGGGTAAACCTAAATGGAACTTCAACTATTGCAATCCGTGGCAGCGCTGGCGTTGCAAGCATTTTCGATAATGGCACTGGTGATTATACAATTACGTTTTCTAACGCAATGACAGACACAAATTATGCGCCAACAGCGGCATCAGATACCAATAATTCGTTTAGTGTTCAGACGACAAATATGTTTGTTAGCGCAACTAGCAATTCAACTGTTGCACCAACAACAACTGCATATCGTGTTTCCACCCGTGAATCGACCGGTGCTGCACGAGATGAAACATATGTGCTTACATCTGCACACGGAGACTTAGCATGAGTGAGATACTAGTAAACAAACTCACTGGCACAAGCACCGCTGGGTCTATCCTTGTAACAGGTGAAGGTAATAGCACGACCACTAACTTGCAGCAGGGTTTGGTAAAGGCGTGGGTTAACCTAAATGGTACTGGCACTATTGCAGCAAGAGATTCGTTAAACGTATCTTCACTTTTAGACCAAGGAACGGGTGACACGCGAATAACAGTTTCGTCTGCATTCGCTAATACAAATTATTGTACAACTGCCTCTGGTGGAGAATTTGCAGCCTCATACAACGGTGGTCTTAGGGCAGGGTCTTGTTATATGGTTTCTACCACAGTAGCGGGCGTTGCTATGTCTTTTCAAAACGGCGGTGCTGCAGATTGTGTTATTAATTGTTCTCATATTACGGGAGACCTCGCATAATGGCACTAGGAAAAATTAAAGCAGATACCCTAGAACACAGCACCGCTGGGTCAATCGCCACGAACTATGTTGTTGATGGCACACCAAAAGCAATGTCAAAGCAAACCCCATCTGGCACAGAAATATCAGCAACTAGTTTAAATGTTTCAAGTGTAACAGATAGCACTACAGGAATTAATATAACTGCTTTCAGTAGTGTTTTTAATTCAGCAAGTGAAACTGTAACAACTGGAATATGTAACGATAACAACTACAACAGGGCAGTCGCTTGGACGGATGAAAGTGCATCACAAATTGAATCAAGGGCGTTTAGGAGTAGTGTTGGTGATTTAATAGATGACTTTGACTTTTCAATGGTTACACATGGGAACTTAGCATAATGCAGACACCACAGTTTCAAGGCACACACCTATTTGACAGACTATGCTGGGCAAAGGAAAACCTTGAGCCACATCAGTCAGACTATCGTGTAGTCTACGAGGACAGCGTTGATGAATGTGCAAAGATACTCGTTCCTGACCCAAATTGGATGGCATGTGCGTTACAGGGCGGCATCTTGCCACCAGTACAGGTATATTGGGAACTAGCTAAAGATGAGGCGCAGCCTGATTTTAAGAAGCATACTCGCGGCTATCTGTTGCATGAGACAGAACCAATGCCAGCAATGACTGAAGAAGAAGCTATTGAGTACCTAATTATGAAAGATTGTCCACAGTCTGTATGGCAGACTTGGGATGAGGGCAACCGCCCAAAGATGGTAATCTGTACTAAGCAACAGTTACCGCAAACTCGCGAATGGAGAAACGCTTGGCGTATCTCTGATGACCTAACAGTAGCCGCATAGGAGAAACCAATGGCAGTTACAACTTACATCGTAGACAAGGACGGTAATCAGATTGACGCTTCAACTGTTACCGTTCCAAATAGCAGAGACTTTAGAGGTGCCTGGACACTTAGCGGTTCAGTAATCTCAGAGGATTTAGAAACAGCAAAGACAATATTCCAAGACAAGGTTCGTGAGGTTCGCGCACCATTGCTTGATGCAGAGGATGTTGTGTATATGAAGGCACTTGAAGCTGATGATGCCGATGCAAAAGCAGCGTCAGTAACTAAGAAAGCTGCGCTGCGCGATGCACCCGCCGCTTCTGCTATTAGTTCAGCCTCTAACATCAACGACCTAAAAGCAGCTTGGGATACAGACGTACTGGGCGATAGCCCATACGCATAAGGAGATAAGTCGTGGCACTAACACAAATAATAAACGCAGGTATTGGTGCTAATAACACTGTAACTGGTGAAGGCAGTGCCACGACATCCTTGCAGCAAGGGCTGGCGAAGGCGTGGGTTAACTTCAATGGCACAGGCACTATTGCGGCTCGTGATAGTTCAAACGTAGGTAGCCTTACAGATAACGGAACTGGTGACTACACAGTCAACTTTTCTAACTCAATGGGAAATGTAAATTATTGTTTGTCTCTCCACGCAACAGCCAACACCAATTTCAATAACTTTCAATCCTATGCAGTAGAAGAAGGAACAGCGGCTACTTCTAGCATTAGAGTTGGAACAAATCCAGAAAGACAGAATGCTAGAGAAGATGTGCAATTTGTCCACGTTGGTATTTTAGGAGACCTCGCATAATGGCATACATAGGCAAGTCCCCACAGAACGGTGTCCGTAACCGCTTCGTATATCAGGCTACTGCTGGGCAGACTAGCTTCAGTGGCAGTGACGTTGACTCTAAGGTACTGACATACCAAGACAGCGTGTACATGGACGTTTACCAGAACGGTGTCTTACTTAAACCTGGCACAGATTATACAGCCACGACAGGTACAACAGTCGTACTGGTCACAGGGGCAAGCCTCAATGACATAGTTGAGATGGTGGCATATGATGTGTTCTCAGTAGCTAACAGCTATACAGTGACAGAGAGTGACACACGCTACCCATTCAAGGGCAACAACAGTATCATCCGTTTGAACGGTCAGAGTATCACTGCTGACATTACAATTGATGCAGATGAGAATGGCGTATCTGCTGGGCCTATTACACAGGACAATGCCACCGTCACAGTTAATGGATATTGGAGTATCGTATGACCAGCGTATTGAATGTAGATACTATTGCAGATAAGGCTGGCACTGGTCCTGTTACGCTGACGAAGCAACAGGCGGCTAAACATTTTGTCTGGTTTGATGGCAATACATCAAATGCAATCGAAAATAGTTTTAATACAAGTTCTGTCACAGATGTAGGAACAGGGGATTATAAACCGTTTTTGACAAATTCCATGAGTACGACTTTCAGTGTTTTGCACATTTCAACGTACAGAACTTCAAGAATTAAAGGAACGGGCGGTGGAACATCTATGACTGCGACTAATGCTTATGAATTAGATATTGTAGTAGGAACTGACGGTCTTACTTTTATTGATACTGAAGTAGGGTCAAGTCTTTTGGGAGACCTCGCATAATGGCTAGTATCCTTAAAGTAGATGCGCTACAAGGCATCACATCAGCGGGTGACATTACTGTTACCAGCGAGGGCGGTGCTGCGACACAGAGTTTGCAGCAGGGGTTGGCGAAGGCTTGGGTTTACGCCAATGGTAATGCTGGTTTGCTAGATTCGATAAACATTGCATCTAGCACAGACCACGGAACTGGAGACTATAGTTACGCTTTGAATAACGCATTTTCTAGCACTAACTATGTTCACAACGCCACATCGTCTACTACAGCACAGGGAAGAATTGCAACCAGAAACTCTGGCAGGGCAACCACTTCTGTTATTGCTGTTGAAACCGCACAATCAACGGCATTAAATGACACCGTAAATGGTTCAAGCGTACACGGAGACCTAGCATAATGGCAAGCGAACTTAGAGTAAACACCCTGAAGGATGCCGCTGGGAACAACAGCGTGGCTATGACGTATGTTGCCAATGGTAGTGCGAAGGCTTGGGTTAATTTTAATGGCACTGGCACTATTGCCATTAGAGATAGTTTTTCAACTTCAAGCATTACAGATACAGCAACAGGGAATACAACTGTCACTATTTCTTCTGCAATGAACAATGCTAATGATTATGCCACAGTAGGTAACTCTGGTAATGGCGGGACAAATCCCGGAAATGGTTTCACCTCATCTAATGGAATTACGTCTACAACAGGACATCACGAAACAATGGACGATGATGCTATAAACGCAGATAGAGCGCATAACTCACTAATATTTCACGGAGACCTAGCATGAGTAAAGCAGCAGAACTAGCCGAGTTTGGCGGCGGTATCTCTAGCGGCCCTAATGCTGTAGAGGGGTTGGCGAAGGCTTGGGTTCGCTTCAATGGCACTGGTACTTTAGCGGTTGACAAAAGTTTAAACACAAGCTCGGTTTCGGACATTGGTACAGGAACTTATGACCATAACTACACATCATCTTTTTCAGATGCTATTTACAACTACGTTCACGGTGCGAAAGACGCCAATGATGGCATGGGCATCCCTACGGTTGGTTCAGACCCAAGAGTTTCAGACACAACTTCAACCGTGCGGTTGATTTACAATTACGCGACCGGTGGAGGTTTTTATGATGGAGTTGGAATTTGTAATAATATATTTGGAGACCTCGCATAATGAACGAGGAAAACAAAGTCATCATTGACGTAGTTGCTGGAACAGGCACCGCCGCCGCATATATGGCTATGGTGCCTGACGTTGTGGCTTTGTTTACTGGTGTGTGGATATTGATTCGAATATACGAAACCGACACGGTGAGGCGCATAATCAAGCGCATCCAAGGCAATGTTTAAGGCAATCGTACTGGCTTGTGCGATAGCAAACCCTACCGACTGCATTGAGTTTCACGATACACGCGGCCCATACGATACCCGCGCTGCATGCGAACGCCGCGCTATGGAAATGGGGCGTGACGTTGGAGAGATGACCCACGGCCTTATGCCTAAAAAATGGCGGTGCCAAGTTTTGAAAAAGGGGATGTTGTCATAGACCCTATTAGCATCACAGCGGCTGTTAGCGGGGCTACGGCGGCGTTCAACACCATCAAGAGTATGATTGCTGCTGGCAGGGATATGGAGTCCTGCATAGGTGATGTCTCGCGCTGGATGAGAATGGCATCTGATGTTGACCAGGCAGCAAAACAAGCCAAGAACCCACCTTTATTTAAGAAGCTACTGTCTGCTGGGTCTGTTGAGGAAGAAGCTTTGCAAGCTTATGCGGCTAAAAAAAAGCTGGAAGCACAACGCCAGGAACTAAAGAACTTTTTGAATATGTCATACGGGCCACAAGCCTGGGCAGATTTAATACAGCTTGAAGGCAAGATAAGGAAACAAAGACAAGAAGCTATTTACAAGCAACAAGAGAAGCGCCGCCAGATAATCGAAGTGCTGGCTGTTTTAACTGCAATTTTGTTAGTTTGCGCGGCATTACTATTTATCATATGGGTAGCGACGCAGGCTTGATATGAGTCAGACAACCACAGGCTTGATTGGTGAGTACATAGCGGCAGGGATTGTGCTATCATTGGGCTGGCGGGTGTCGATGTGCCAGCAAGATAAAGTTGATTTAGTAGCATGGAAAGAAGATGAATATATCAGGATACAAGTCAAGACTGCGCAGCTATCTGGCGAGAAAAATGCTAGAACTCCGGTGTACCACTTTCAGTTTGGCAGTGGACAAAAGAATAAAGTTTTACCAAATGAGAGAGACTATGACATTCTATGCTGTATCGGCCTGGGACACCGCAAAGCGTTGTTCCTGCCAATTCAACAGGTGCAACAAAAGTCGAAGCGCATGTCGCCTCAGTTTTTTGATGCGCCTAAAGCAGAACTGCACTCGTTTAATAAAGCGTTGGCGGCAGTAAGGGGTCGGCGTGATGGTTGATTGGTTTTCTAGGTATCTAAAAATAAACATCACTGCAAAGCTAACAATGATTGCAAGCGTGGCTATGTCATGGCGTTGTGCCGAGTGGTTTATGAACTTGGAAGCCCCGACAACACAACAGTCTGCGTTTGTTTCTGTTATCATGGGTGTTATGACAGGTGTTTATGGCATCTATTTAGGCAATGCGGGGAAAGATAAATGATACAGTTACTAGGTGTAGTCGGCAACCTTGCCCAAACATTCTTAGAAGGCAAGGTCGAGAAAGAAAAAGCCAAGTCAGAGATAATGAAGACTGCTGCCCAGCATGATTCCAAGTGGGAACTCATCATGGCTGAGTCTACAAAGTCTAGCCTCAAGGATGAGATTATAACGATTGTTGTACTCATTCCCTGCATACTTAGCTTTGTCCCAGGCATGGAAGAACTGGTAAAATCAGGTTTCGCACGGCTGAATGAACTGCCGGATTGGTATCAGAATATATTGTATGTTACTATTCTTGCCGGATTAGGACTTAAAGGTGTAGACAAGTTTAGGAGAAAGTAATGCCGAAAAAAGGTTTATACGCAAACATTCATGCAAAAAGGAAACGTATTGCTGCCGGTTCTGGCGAGAAGATGCGCAAGCCTGGAAGCAAGGGTGCGCCGACAGCTAAGGCTTTTAAGCAATCGGCAAAGACAGCAAAGAAGAAAAAGAAATGACCTACCCTCTGTCGCCAAACTTTACCTTAGAAGAAATGGTGAAGTCTCAGGTTGCGGAACGTAAGGGTATCCCCAATGCCCCAGAACTGCATCACATTGAGGCTATGGAACTGTTGTGTGAAAAGATATTGCAGCCTATCCGTGATGAGTTTGGTTCGTTTGTAGTTTCATCAGGGTATCGCAGCCCAGAGTTGTGTGTTGCTATTGGCAGTAGCCTGGACAGCCAACACGCCAAGGGTGAAGCGGCAGACTTTGAGGTAGCAGGCATAGATAACTATGACCTGGCAAAATGGATTGAGGACAACTTAGACTATGACCAGCTTATTCTTGAGTGTTATACTGGCGGTAACTCTGGCTGGATACATTGTAGCTACGTTGAAGGCGGTCGAGGTGAGTCGCTTACATATAACAAGCAAGACGGGTATACCCACGGGCTGAAGAAAGATGGCTAAGTCACCAGCATGGCAGCGCAAGGCAGGCAAGAGTAAGTCAGGCGGTCTGAACGCCAAAGGCCGCGCCTCTGCTAAACGCCAGGGCATGAATCTAAAAGCCCCTGTGTCTCGTAAGCAGGCAAAGAAATCGCCCAAAGCAGCAGCTAGGCGTAAGAGTTTTTGTGCTAGAATGAAAGGCATGAAGAAGAAGCTGACAAGTAAGAAGACAGCGCGTGACCCGAATAGTCGTATCAACAAAGCATTAAGGAAGTGGGATTGTTAAATGCCGATGGGAAAAGGAACTTACGGTTCAAAGAAGGGCCGACCAGCAAAGAAACTAACTGCAAAGCAGAAGACATTGCCTGCTGCTTTGCAAAAAAAGATTAAGAAGTCTAAGAA